CATGGAGCTGGATCCGCGATACGTGGACGCGATCATAGACAGATGGGAAGCGTTCACCGGCCTCAAGGCGGTGCTCGAAAATGAGTAGCCGCATGACGCTGGGGAGCCTGTTCTCCGGCTCCGGAACCTTTGAGCTGGGCGGGATGCTGGCCGGGATAGAACCTGTGTGGAACAGCGAGATCGAACCCTTCCCCATAATGGTCACGCGCCGGCGGCTTCCGCAGGTGAAACACTACGGCGACGTGTCCGCGCTGGACGGGGCCAGGCTGGAACCCGTGGACATCATCACATTCGGCTCTCCCTGTCAGGATATGTCCGTGGCGGGGAAAAGGGCGGGACTGGACGGTGAACGCTCCGGCCTGTTTCATCAGGCCATACGAATTATCAGGGAAATGAGGGAAGCGACGCATGGAGAGAAGCCGCGATTCATCGTCTGGGAAAACGTCCCAGGCGCTTTTACATCCAACCACGGGCAGGACTTCAAGGCGGTGCTCGAAAATGTCATCGGCATCAAAGAGCCGGGGACTTCGGTGCCTGCGCCTGACAAAGGACGATGGCCCAACGCCGACTTATTCCTGGGAGACGGATGGAGCGTGGCTTACCGAGTGCTCGACGCGCAATACTGGGGAGTCGCCCAGCGTCGCCGTCGAGTGTTCCTTGTCGCAGACTTTGGAAGCGAATGCGCCGGCGACATACTCTTTGAGCGCAAGAGCCTGTCAGGGGATCCTCGACAGAGCGAAGCGCCGGGGGCGGGAACTGCCGGAAATCCTGCGAACGGCGCTGGAGGCCGTGGCGTCTGGTGTGTGAACCCACAGGGAAGCAGCGGCATCACCGTGACCAGGGACGTCACCGCCACGCTGGTGGCGCAGGATCACGGCCACCACCCCGCTGTGCTTGCCGCCGGATTCAACACCGGCGACAGCGCCAGCGCACGCAGCACAGGCTTTGCGGACGAGGTCTCCCCCACCATCCGGGCCGGGGCCGTACCCGCTGCCCTATGCCTGGAGCAGCTGCTGTACAGCATTGGTTCTTTTAATTCTTTTGCGTGGCTCTCGGGCAACCCTCACGCAGGCATCCACCAGACCGACAAGGCCAGGACGCTGGACAATGGGGGCGGGAATCCAGCGGGACAGCAAGGCGGACTGGCTATCGTGGAAACCTACGCCATGACGACTGGAAGCTATATGCAGGTTGACATGGAAGTCACGCCGCCATTGATGGCAAGGGATTACAAAGACCCTATCACCGTGAATTCTCCGTTGGAATATCGGGTGCGCAGGCTGATGCCGATTGAATGCGCTCGACTCCAGGGCTTCCCGGATGGCTGGTGCTCTGGCCTCGGAATGGATGACCCGGAGGATTCTGAAATACAATTCTGGGTCGGCGTGTTCGAGGAACACCGCAGGCTGATCACCCATGCGAAGAAGCCGAAGACCAAGGCGCAGATCGTCAAGTGGATTCAGCATCCGCACACAGACAGCGCAGAGTACAAGCTATGGGGCAACGGCTGCGCGCTGCCCTGTGTTTACTTTGTGCTGGATGGCATCGCAAAAGTAAACGGGTAAAAGCAGCGCCGTTGATCTGCGTTGGACGCTCGGATGAGACACAGGACGCGTAGACAAGCAAGGGGTGAGGAAACGAAGCCCCGCCCCTTGTCCCGCCTGGACTGTGAGGGAATTGGGGAGGAATGCCGGAGCCATGGGCGTATAGTGATACCATTCCTTCTTGCGATTCCGGATATTATTTTAAAAGATTTTGAATCGCGAAAGCCGAGCCTCGACCGGCAACCAGACCCCTCAAAAATTTTAAGCCAACGTAAAATAAAGGTACTGTGACGCGACAAAAATTCAATGCGCCCACTTCGACCCCAAAATTCGTTTAGTTTCCATGGGAAAAATGGCCGTTTCGTTACGGATTTTCTGTGGCGAATATCAAAATCGATAGTTTCCATACCCTCCCAAGGGGCTTGTGATGTCGTTCCATCTTCAGGACGGCAAAGCAAGCCCCATTTTCTATTCAAGCACACAGAAAGGAGCGCTTATGGCCGATACAAAAATTACAGATGACACCACCGTCAGCACGACGGAGCTGGCGAGAGTCCTCGGACTAAGCGCCAGGAGGGTGCAGCAGATGGCGCAGGATGGCACCGTACCACCTGCGACGCGAGGACGATTCCGGCTCAACGATTCGGTACAGCGATACATCACATTCATAACCGGCAACCAGCTGACCGAGGACGAGCAGAAAATGGAGCGGACCCGCAAGAGCGCAGAGGTACAGATCAAAGTCGCAAAGGCAGCAGTGGCGAAGCTGGAAGCGTCAGAGCTTCAAGGCAAGATGCACCGCTCCGAAGACGTACAGGCCATCACCGAGGATATGGCAAGCACCCTGCGCAGCCTGTTGATAGCGTTGCCCGGTCAGCTGGCAGTGGACTGCAACAACGCCGAGACCGCCGCCGAGTGCGCAGCGATCATCAAGAAGGGCGTACACCGCATCATGAATGAAATGTGCAAATACAAGTACGACCCCGATAAATACGCTGAGCGCGTCCGGGAGCGGCTGAATTGGGATACGATGGTGATCGGCGATGAATAAATCTGAACGCCTGGGCGCTGTCATTACCAGGGCGCTTCAATCTCTGCGGCCACCGGAGGATTTGACCGTCAGTGAATGGGCAGACAAATACAGAATGCTCTCCACCGAATCATCCGCAGAGCCCGGCCCATGGAACACAGCGCGCACTCCTTACCTGAAAGAGGTCATGGACGCATTTTCAGATATCAATGTGCGCCACATCGTGATGGTGTCGGCCTCGCAGGTCGGCAAGTCGGAGCTGGAAAATAACATCATCGGCTACATTATCGAGCAGGATCCCGGCTCGATCCTGTTTATTCAACCCACCAATCAGGATGCCCGTGAGTACAGCAAGCTGCGTATTGCGCCGATGTTCCGTGATACGCCGGTGCTGGCAAAGCGGATAGGCCCGCAGAAAAGCAGGGACAGCGGCAACACCATCATGCAGAAAAGCTATCCAGGCGGCATACTGACCATGACCGGCAGCACCGAGGCGCATGCCCTGGCGTCGAAGCCGATCAGATATGTCATCGGCGATGAACGCGACCGCTGGGCGACCAATGCCGGCAACGAGGGCGACCCATGGCAACTGGCCATGGCGCGCCAGATCACCTTTTACAACGCGAAGAGCGTGGAGGTCAGCACACCGACCATTAAAGGGAGCAGTGCGATAGAGACCGCCTTTTATAAAGGCACCATGGAGCGCTGGTGCGTTGCCTGTCCGTCCTGTGGAGAGTATCACAATATCGTATTTGCCGATATCCGCTATGAGTACGACACTATAACCACGAACAATAAAAAGTCGTACCGTGTGCGCGAGGTCTATTATGTTTGTCCGAATTGCGGCGCGATCGCCTATGAGAAGGAGATCAAGCGTCAGCCCGCCAAGTGGATCGCTGAAAACCCGGAAGCCTATAAGAACGGGACCCGCTCATTCTGGCTGAATACCTTTGTGAGCCCGTGGCAGAGCTGGGACAAGATCATTCTGAAATACCTCGAAGCCCGCGGGAGCACCACGCAGCTCCAGGTCGTTTATAACACACAGTTTGGTGAGTTGTGGGAGGATCGCGGGGGACTTGAAGATGAGGACACCTACATGGCGCGGCGCGAATTGTATGACGCCGAGCTTCCTGACGGGGTGCTGGTGCTGACGTGTGGTGTTGATACGCAGGATGACCGACTGGAGTATGAGGTCGTCGGCTACGGCATCCACAACGAAACATGGGGCATAAGGCGAGGACAGATCATGGGGCGTCCGGACAACCCGGAAACATGGCAAACCCTCGACGACATCATTGACCATGTGTATCGATTCTCAAACGGCAAGGGGCTGAAAGTGAGCATGACCCTCGTCGATGAGGGCGGTCACTTTACACAGGATGTGCGCCTACAGTGCATGCAACGCATCGGCAAGAAGGTTTTTGCCTGTAAGGGCTTCTATGGCGACAGGCCATACACACAGCCACCCAAACAGATGAAAATCGTTCTTCAGGGGAAATACATCGGCATGTGCTGGCAATACCAGATCGGTGTTGACGCTGGCAAACAGAATATCATGGACAACATGCGGGTACAGCAACCCGGATCCAGATATTGCCATTTCCCTGTCAACGATGATCGTGGATACGGCCATCAATTCTTTGTCGGTCTCCTGTCTGAGCATCTTGTCTACAAGGAAAACCGCCGTTATCCATGGCAGTGGGAAAAGATACCGGGGCACGAGCGCAACGAGCCGCTTGACTGCAGGAACTACGCAAACGCCGCATTCAAGGTATTGTCCCCGGATATGGATGCCATACTGCGCCGCATGAAGGGACAACCAACATCCGTGGATGACGTTCACAAAAAGCCGATCACGAAAAAGAAAAAGAGCCGGGATACGCTCAGCAGATATTACGATGAATGGTAGGTGAAAAGAGATGGATAAAGCGACGATTGAGAAGCGGAAGCAATACTGGGAGGAACAGCTGGGAAAGCTGATGGACGCCTACACCGCACTTGTCAGCGGCGGCGTAAAGTCGTACACCATCGACGACAGGACGCTTACCAAATTTGATATCGCATCTTTGAAGCGGGCAATCAACGATGCAGAAACCAAGGTCGATGAATATGAAGCATTGCTTAATGGCATGTCGCCCCGTCGGGCCTTTGGTATTCTGCCTCGGGATTGGTAACGGATAAATGCCCATACGGGCTTTTATCAGCACAGCGGTGCGGAGTTTCGCTCTCCTTTCGTCGACACCGCTGTGCTTCATATTGACAAGAATGGAGGTGAATAACCGTGGGAGGAAAAACCCGACCGCAGGCCAGCGGCTACAGTGAAGCTGGTGCCAGCACGGTCAGACGCGCGCTAAAGGGTTTTAAGGCTGTATCCTCTTCCCCGAACGAGGATATCAACTGGAATAACTACACGATGCGACAACGCGCCCGCATGCTTTACATGTCGTCGCCGGTTGCCGCCAGTGCGATCAAGACCAACAGGACAAAGGTGGTTGGCACGGGCCTGACGCTGAAATCAAGCATAGAGCATAAGATCCTCGGTTTGACGCCGGAAGCGGCGAAGGAATGGCAGCAGAACACAGAGCGCGAGTTTGCGTTGTGGGCTGGGAAAAGGGAGAACTGCGACGCCATCGGAATGAATGACTTTGCGGGATTGCAGCAGCTGACCGTCACCTCATGGCTGATGAATGGCGACGTGTTCGCCCTGTTCAAATGGTACAAGGAGACGCCACTCAATCCATATCAGCTCCGAATCCACCTGATCGAGGCCGACAGGGTCAGCACTCCGAGAGGTGTCGGTGTGTTGCCTACACCCGGATACACCGAAGGAAAGAACCTAAAGACCGGCAATAATATCTATGACGGTGTTGAGGTGAATAAGAATGGCATGGTCACGGCCTATCACATCTGCAGCTCTTATCCCAATCAAAGGATAAAGGACAAAGTGGAATGGAATCGCGTTGTCGCCTATGGCAAGCGCACAGGCCTGCCGATGATTCTGCACATCATGGATTCCGAGCGGTGCGATCAGTATCGAGGCGTAACCTACCTTGCGCCGGTCATTGAATCGCTGCTGAATATCAGCCGCTACACCCAATCGGAGATCATGGCGGCGCTGATTCAATCCTTCTTTACCGCCTGGATAAAGACAAACACCAATCCGACCGCGATCCCCATCAACGAGGTCGGGTATGGCGACGCTGATGAGGAGCTTCCAGACAGCAACGATTCTCATATCGACAACGAATATGAGATGGGACCAGGCACCGTTCTCCATCTGAAGCCGGATGAGGATGTCCAATTTGGCAACCCCAATATCCCGACGCAGGGATTTGACATCTTCTTCAAGGTCATATGCCGGGAGATCGGCGCTGCGTTGGAAATTCCCTATGATACGCTGCTGAAGGAGTTCAACGCAAGCTATAGCGCCAGCCGAGCCGCCCTGATGGAGGCATACGAGGCGTTCAAAATGCGTCGGCAGATGCTGGTCAATATGTTTTGCCAGCCTGTCTATGAACGGTGGCTATGTGAAGCCGTGGCAATCGGACGCATTAAAGCGCCCGGTTTTTTCACGGATCCACGAATCCGCGCCGCCTGGTGCAAGGCTCGGTGGATTGGCCCGGTCCAAGGGCAGCTTGACCCGACCAAGGAAGTCAAAGCCGACAT